GCAAAAACTCACGGCTGAAAAGAAAGCCGTAGCCGCTGATATGCAGATGAAAGCGCAGCAGAACCCCAACACCATAGCGCAACAACGTGAACAAGAAGCCCTAGACCTAGTAAAACAAGAGATGGGTGGTACGCTCGGACAGTTGGCGGCTAACACAAAAGGCACGCTCGACCAGAAGCAGGCCACGCAGCAAAAGAACATGGGCAGGTTGGCACAAAACGCTTCTCGACCACAACCCGGCCCCGGCGCGGGTCTTGCGGGTCTTATGGGGGGTGCTGCGCGTCCTCCTGCACGTCCTGCTCAAGGTGGCGGTGTCGAAGGTATGCTTATGGCAAGGAACGCACAGCGTCCCAATGCGCCTGTTCGCATGGCCCAAGGCGGTATTGTATCTTTTGCTGACGGTGAAGAAGTATCATCACCTTTCGGACGGTGGTTCCGTAGCACGGTGGATCGTGTTGGCGAAGACATGGCGCTACAACGGCTTAAACAAAAAGTAAAAACTAAATACGGTGTGTTTGCGTCTCCAGCGGGAGCACTGCGCACACAATCTGACGAACAACGTGCGTACGCTCAAAATGTTTTGGCTACCGTGGACGATTTAAATGAAACTCAATTAATTGAGCTAGCTGACGCTGAGTTTGAGTCCGGTATGGACCCTGCAGCACTATCGGGAATGCCCGTAATGCCCATGGGTAGCTCAGTTGCTCCTCCCCCAGAAGATACTGTGGACGCCGCGGACCCGGACCCACTGGCAACCGTAGAATCGGAAGCTCCAGAAATAGACTCGGGGACAGGTAACGTGACTTTCCTGCCCGCAGAGCAAGAAGATTTCTTCAGAGATGTGGAGACACGTTACAACCCCGTAGTGCCACAAGCAGCGGATACCGCACGATTGGATAAGTCTATTACTGCAATGACTGATCAAGCAGGTGACGTTCCTACAATGGCCGAAGTAGCGCCATTGGAAGCTGCGCCGTTGGAAGCTGTAGCTGCGCCGTACGATGAACAGGGGCAAGAAATATTGCGTAGTCTAACTGCGCGTTACGCTCAAGACATGACCGCGGACCCAGCGTCTGCCATACAAAACGCAAGAGCAAGTTCTGACACTTACTTTGATCGTGAGGGTAAAGCCGCAACCTACGCACAGCAAGAAGCAGATGAGCGTGCGCTGCAGGCGGAGACATTAGACCCAGCGCGGTTAAAACGACTTGCTGATATGCAGACACTTGCCGGAGGACGTAGAGGTTCTGGTGGCATGGGTTCCGCTTACGTAGCTGCGCAGCTTGCGCAAGATGAACGCCGTGGTGGAGGACTAAAAACACTGCGAAGTATTCAAGACACAGGTATAGCTTCAGATACTGGTATCGCGTCTTATGGGGCGCAGTCTGGTGAAAATGCGGGTTCTCGTGCAGAGGCGCGTAGAAGAGCGGGTATCGCTGGGGCACGAGGGCTTCTTACAGACCAAGAAAACCGTGCGCTACAAGCACAACGTGAACAAAATGCCGTCAACATCGAAAATAAACGGTACGAACAAGACGTTGCTAAGGGCGACTTTAACGCTGCGCGTGAAGCATTAAGCCGACAAGGAGCCGCGTTACGGCAAATTGTCGCTACAAACTCGGACGATATTAATAATCAAGTTAGAATCAATGTTTCCACTTCCGAAGATGAAAATAAAGCCCGTGCAGCCGCAGTAGAACAACAGCTCGAAGTAGCAAAAGCTAAATCCGAAGAACGGCTAAAACTAAACGAGAAGTTGTTTACCAGCGAGGTAGAGCTTCAGAAGTTAGCGGACGCAAGAGCCAAGACTGTAACTACTATGATTACAGAAGCTATGCAGGGCAACCCGCAAGCTGTAGCTCTGGAACGACAGCTAATGCAACTGGCACAGACCGAAAACCGAGTAGAGTATGACCGTGTAAACGCGGAACTTAATAGGATTAAGAGAGTTACAATCGAAACTTTGACTGGCATGTATAGCACGTTCGCAGATAACTACGCAGATATGATTACGCTAAACCAGCGCATCCAGCAAATACGTGCCGCCAACACCGCGGTGCAGAGTATGCCTCGACGGCTAGACCCGAACGATGTATCTGTAAGCGAGCTTCCTACTGGACCACAATAAGGGCTACCAATGGCACTTTATGAATTAACCGACCAAACTGGCAACAAAGTACAGGTAGAGGGTCCATCTGGGGCGACTAAAGAACAGATTGTTCAAATCTACAACAACACTATGGTCGAACAAGAACGTGCGCCAGAGCGTAGATTACGTGCAGGGTTAGAGAAATACTACGGCACGCAGCAAGAATTAGCAGGTAACATCGCACGTGGTAGAAAACCTACGTTTGGCGACTACTTGGGTGAGGTTCCCAAAGGGCTTATTGGTGGCGCTGCGGGTATGGTGGAAACGGGTGCCTTGGGCCTCGCAGCTTTACTACCCGAAGGTGCAGAAGACGTTGTACGAGATGGCATCAAGGCTGTTGGCGGCGCGGTGCAAGACTACGTAGTCCCAGACTTCAACTTAGAAGAAAGCATACCACGCAAAGTCAGCGAGGCTACAGGTTCTTTTGCCGGACTTGCAGCTACATCCATGATAAATCCTGTCGCAGGTGTTGGGTTGGCTGTAGCCGCAGGTGCAGGTGAAGCAAGTGAACGTGCCAGAGCCGAAGGCGCTTCTGTAGAAGATCGTAACCTGTCAGCGTTGTTGGGTATAATCCCCGGTGCGCTAGAACTCTTACCCATCAAGTTCTTGTCTGTTATAAACAAAGCACAGAAACAAAAGATCACCGATGCACTTGCACGGATTGTGGAACAAGGCGGCATTGAAGCAGGGCAGGAAGCAGTGTCCTCCGTAGCGCAAAACCTCATTGCGCGTGAAGTCTACAAGCCGGAACAAAGTCTAGTCGAAGGTACAGGAGAAGAAGCTGCGCTTGGCGGTACAGTTGGTGCCATCATCCAAGGCACGTTAGAACTTGTCACACCTAGAACCCGAGGCGGTACTACAGGTGGTGTGGACACGGACACAGAGACTTTGGCGCTACCCTCTCCAGAAGCAGGAATTGCAGGGCTTCTCCCTGCGCCGCCAAAACAAATTGCTGACCAGCGTGCTTCTTTAGGCAATGCGCAGGCTCGTGCAGATATAGGCAGAATGATTGATTCTACAGGGGATGTAACCCTTGGAGAGATGGAAGACATTGTGGCACGGACGGGTATATCTCTGCCCGATCTTGAAACGGTTGTTTCAGAAGAAATGGATAAACGTGGCGGTGTGTTAGCCCAACGTGCGCAAGCAGAGATTGAGGACGAACTTACTACTCCTACTGTAGAGCGTGATCCAGCAATCGTATCACAGGCTGTTGCAAACAAACTAGACCCACAGGGTGAAGCGCGTAAACGCGAAGCGCAAGCTGCCCTTGAACGAGACGATGTATCAGCGTTTGAACAACCTGATTTGTTAGCCGCAGAGTTAGAAGCTGAACGCAAAGTGTCTCCAGAAGCCGCGGCGAGAGATGCGGAACGCCGCAACGCACAAGAAGTGCAAGAGCCTGCCGTTGAAGAAAGTCAACCAAGAGCTTTTGATGAAGCGCAACCTGACCTGTTGGATGTGATCGCGCAGCAAGACAACGCTACAGTACGCCGTGCAAGGGCCGAAGCGCAAGAAACAGATTTAGCGGCACGTACCGCTGCGCCGATGGTAAAAGCAGCGCAGGAAGCCCCGTTTAGGCAAGGAGCGGAGCGCCGCAAAGCCGTAGTAGACCAAGTGTTGGCTGACACGACAACGGGTAGCGTGGTTAATACAGAGAAGGCGGTACAAAAAGCCTTAACCGCTGCGGGTATGCCGCGCACTGCGCTCACACGTAACGAAAAATTAGCGGTAAAGAATAAGGTAGCTGAGTTTAAACAAGCCAACAGGCCCACGGCTTTCGCTCCCGGCACCGCTAACGAAGAACAATTTGTTGTACCAGCCGCGGAACTTAGAGAGGCACCCAAGGGTACTACACTGTTAAGAGATGATGCTGCCCTTGAAGGTTTAGGAGAACCGTTACCAGCGCTTGAAAGGAAAGCTAATGTTAGTGCTAAAAGATTTAACGCAACAGGAAGTGGAATTGGCTCTGCGGGTGATCGACCAAGCAGTGCAGACGGAGGAGATGGGGCCGTTCGTGGTGCCGGAGAGCTTACAACACCTGACAACAGTGGAGTGGGATCACCTCTGCTTGGTGATGGAGTCATTGGTGACGGAACAGAGTCGAGCAGTGATTCACTAGGGACTGTCACTCCTACACTTCAAGAAGCTAACCAGCCGACGGCGCAGGCCAAGGTAAAGGCCAAGTCAAAACCTGTTACACAGAAAACAGAACCTGCAGGCAGCAGACGCTCCGCTTTAGGTGGCAAAACAATTCCGGCAGATGCCAAACGTGGCCCCATACCAGCGGGTATAAAGGGGGTCAAACGTCTCAAACGCGCAGAGCCAGAGGCGAAGCAAGTCGCACGTCTGTACGAAGAAGAAACACCTGCCGTGGTCAAAGAAGCCTTCGGCGGTAAGCAAGAGGTTCCAACAACCAACCCTCTGAGCAACGCAGACAACAAGAAGATTAAAGACAAGATACTAGCTGGGTTTAGCAAAAGCGACAAAAGTAAGAAAGAAGTCGCGCCTGTCGTTGCGTACCTACGTGCGTACCCTAACCCGTTCGATGGGTTGAGCATGGCGTTGTTTGACCAGATAAACGGCACCCCGATGGCCACCAACGAAAGCACAAACGACAACACGGCACGTGCAGCGGTAGAAGCTCGCCAGTTTATGGGCGGTATCCCAGCTAAGAAAGGACAAGTGTCACCTGCAAACAGAGCGATTGCGTGGGCGCGGGTCAACTTGAGCAAAGAAGCCAACGAGAAACTAGATCGCCGCGCCAAAGAGATACAGCTAAACCAAGTTCGTGCTGTCGTGTTTGAAGGCGGTCCTGATCGTGTCATGTCCGCACGTGATAAGAAGCTACTACAAGATCGCAAGAGCCTAGAAGCCGCTATAGTAGGTGGCTACGCTGACCCCAAAGAGTTGGTCAAAGATTTTTCTGATGTGTACCCAAACATTGACGCAGTACGCAAGGCTATGGAAGACCCCGCGTTTGGCCGCATGGCGCTCGACTTAGGCGCAGTAGTCGGACTAGACATTCCGTTGCACCCCACTGTGGAAGACGCAGTTAAAAAAGGTGACTTGGGCGATGTGCTATCCAATATCGCACTTACAAATCCCGTACGTCAAATTCGACAAACAGCAAATGCTTTCCTCAAAGTAGCTGGTGACACAAAAGTTGTCGTAAAGAAAAACCTCAAAGCCGAGGATGGCCGCTCCGTTGCAGGGTTGTTTGACCCAAAAACCAACACGATTTCGCTTGACGCGGATGCTGGTATCAACACGCACACGATACTCCATGAGATGTCCCACGCAGGGATGTCGGCGGCATTGGCTGACCCTAAAAATGGATTTGCTGTGCAGTTGAAAAAGCTATTCAAAGACTTGGATGGTTACCTTGGCAGTGCATACGGCGCACAAAACGTAGACGAGTTCTTGTCTGAGGCGCAGAGCAATCCAAGGTTCCGTTCTGATCTAGCCAGCATAAACATGAAGGGCGAAGAAGTTACCGCGCTGCAGCGGTTCTTTAACATAGCCAACAACTTCCTGAGTAAGTTCCTACCGTTTGTGAAGTCTCGTAATATAACTGCCTTGCAAGAAGTAGACGCGCTTGTGGACGGACTACTGGCACCTGCGCCGAAATACCGTAACGCTAACCAGATGGCTATGATGTCTACCCCCGAGGGTGTTAAGAAGTTTGCGAAAGACACCGTGCAAGCTACGAAGAAGTCGATAGACGCGGAAAGTCGCCAACAGTTTAAATACTCTGCTCGTGACTTCTTATCGGAAGGGTTCTCGAAGAAGTCTAAAAACCTCTTGTTGAAACTTACAGGTTTGCAAGGGCTTGGTGATATAGCACAGGCTGTAGGTCTGGGACGTATGGGCTACAAACTAGATGAGTTAGTGGCCAATCAACGTGGCGAAATCCAAACTGCCAACGTAATGATTAAAAATAAGATTGAAAAAATCCTGACCAAGCTAAACAAAGGTACACCCGAAGCTGCGCAAAAGCGTACGGAAGCTCTAAACCGTTTGATCTACGACAACGACTACGGCGCTACTATCTATCAGGTAGACCCAACAAAACCACAGGGTACGTATATCAACAAAGACGGTAGCCCTCGCATGGACAATGATGGCAACGATCTGTTGGAGGTGTGGAAAAAACAACGTGCGGACTGGAAAGCATTGGGGCCAGACGGGCAAGCTGTCTACAACGAGATGCGATCAGTGTACAAAGATCAGTACGAAAAGCTCAAAGCTGTTGTTCTTAAACAGATTGACGAGTTGGTGCAGAACCCTGATGATGCGACTAAACTAAAAAGAGACATATTTGCCAAGCTGTTCGACTCTAGCACCTTAGATGTTTACTTCCCGCTGATGCGTGACGGTGACTACGTGTTACGTTACGAGGTTAAAAACCCTAAGTCTTCCCGAGAAGCCAGTGTAGTGCAGACATTCACCACTGCCGCAGAACGTGATGACGCCGCAAAAATGTACAAGGCAAACAAGGACTACAAGAATGTAGAGTTTGTTGAAGAGATAACCGCGAACACTTTTAAAGGTACGGGTACTGATCCTAGCTTTGCGTACGATACACTCAGTATCCTAGACAAAAACAAAGTGCCACAAGAGGTGAAGGATCAGGTGCTCAAGTTGTTCATCAACTCTTTGCCCGAGACATCGTTTGCTAAGTCATTGCAGAAACGTAAAGGAACACCGGGGTACATGCAGGACTCTGTGTACGCTCTCAAGACAAAGGGCTACACTCTCGCAAGCCAAACAGCTAAACTTAAATACGGTGCGTTGTTGCGGCAGTACGAAAAAGACTTAGAAGCGTTTGAGCGTCTTGATGTGGCGGAGGCTAAAAGTATTGTCGGCAAAGGAGCCGAACGACTTACCGCCGCGTTTGGAGATGTAAAAGCTGAACTAAAAGATCGCGCACGGTTCGCACGGGTGGGCGCTAAAAATGGTGACATAGAAGCTATTGCACGTAGGCTTAACCAAACTGCGTTTATCTACACCATCGGCTTCAACGCGTCCTCCGCACTGGTTAACTTGTCACAAATACCTCTGCTTGTAGCGCCATTCTTGGGTGGTAAGCACGGATACACCAAAACTTATTCCGCGCTTAAAGCTGCCTACGGTAACACACTGTTGGGCGGTAAGCGCGGTGGTGGAACGAACTCTATCTTGGACTTTTACGATATATCCAACAAAGGTAACTTTACTCTCAAGAAAGGGTTGAAGCTACCTGAAGGCAAAGAAGTCGAGCTGCGCAACATGGAAGCCTTAGTGCAAACTGCATCAAAACGTGGTCTGTTGGGACAAGGGTTTCTAGCTGAGGCTATGGGTCTAAACGAAAGCAGCCGCATCAAAAAGGGTAGTAAAGTCGGTAACGCTTTGGATAACGCGTCCGTTCTGTCTGCTTGGCTATTCAACCACGCGGAACAACTTAACCGTCAGGTGACACTGATGGCATCGTTCAACCTAGCGTTAGATAGCGTGACAAAGGGTAAACCAAACAGCGCCAGCGCAGCGCAAATCGAAGAAGCCGTGCAACAGGCCATTTACGATACACAGCAAACAAACGGTGGTACGTTCCTAGAAACTGCGCCCAGCATAGCGCGAGAAGGTGTTGGCCGCGTTGCGTTTATGTATAAAAACTACGGCTTGCAGATGTACTACACCATGCTGAAGACTGCGAAAACCGCCATGGACAGCGACAAAGGTGCGTTGTTTGGTAAAGAAGGATCACCCGAGCGTAAGGCCGCGGTGAAACAACTTATCGGTATGCACGGATCAGCGTTGTTCTTCGCGGGTGTTCAAGGTCTGCCGCTATACGGCGCAGTTAAACTCATTGCTAACTTGTTCTTCTTGGACGAAGAAGAGGAAGATTTCGATACACTCGTGCGTCAGTACATGGGTGAAGGTTGGTACAAGGGCGCTATAACTGAGCTTGCGGGTGTAGACGTTGCAAGTCGTATGGCGCTCACTGGATTGTTGATCCAAGAAAACAGGTTTAACAATGATCCGTCCCTAGAAGAAACTATAGGGTTCTACGTAGGTGGGCCTGCACTCAGCGTAGCTAACCGCCTATATCGTGGTGGTTCTGACCTGTTCTCTTCAGAAGGAGATACGCAACGCGGTATTGAAAATATCATGCCAGCGGGTCTGGCAAACGCATACAAATCTACCTTCGGCAGGTACGTACAGCAGGGCGGTATATACACAAGGCGCAGTGATCCTATCTACGACGATATGACTGGCGGCGAGTTGGTTGCTCAAGCTCTGGGTTTCCCACCAACAGAGTACACGTTCCGCCAAGAACAGAACAGCGTAACTAAACGTATCGACATTGCGGTTGGCAAGCGGCGCTCCGCTCTACATAAGAAGCTATACATAGCGCAGCGCATGGGTGACTTTGATGCTGAGATGAAAATCTATGATGATATTGACAAATTTAACGCTCGTCACCCTGAAGCAGAGATCAACGCTAAATCCATAGAGCGTTCATTGAAGCAACACGCCAAAACTTCTTCAGAGATGTATAACGGGGTAACTCTAAGCCCCTTGTATCGTGATGCTCTGGAAATGATCCGAGACTCCTACAAGCAATAAAAAACCCCCGCTATTGCAGTGCGAAACCTAGCCAAGCGGGGGTACAGGAGGAGAACGACAAGTAAGTGGGACTTGTCAAGTGTAATATATCACACTGTTCTCCACATGCGAACCCCAAACATTTTGTTTTCTATACGTACTCGTATTTCAATATTCCAGTTTTTGCGTTGCGCTATATCAAGAAACTGCTTCTTGGCTTTTACAGTATTAACGCACGGGATAAAAATAGATGCTCCAACCACCATGGCGTCCCAATCTACGATAATCTTTACCCCATCTGGCGCGAGATCATCAATCCTCAGTGGTTTCTGATACACCGCTAAAACCTTTCAACTCCACCGCGATGGCTCGAATAGGCGGCAGGTGTAAGTTAGTGCCCTTAGACAAACGCATTTGTTTGCGTACAGCGCCCATCTCTTTTTGCATCCCTGACACCACACCCGTGTAATCTAGCTTCTGCTCCCCGAGCCACTTTTTAAACGGTTTAGGTACAATGAAGAGCATGTTTGTATCTGTCTCGTATCGTGCAACCAATGAACCTCTCGGATTTTGATCGGGTATAACCAAAGGCGAGATACCTTCTGCGGATTGCGCGGTATCTGTACTTTTGATCTTTAGTATGCTGCCCCAGTGCTCAGTCGCAAACTCAGTGACCAGTGTCTGTACGGATGCAGTGCTATCATCAACAAACGATTTGACCCGTATCAGTTGCCCCACTACCCACTTAAACAATTTCTTTAGGTCATAAGATATTATACCTAGACGTTTAGCTACCAAGGCTCCGGTCAATATAGACGTGCATCCACCAGACCAAAAGCGGTTGACGTTATTAAGCCCCGCTGCTTTGTCTAGCTCGGCCTTTATCCTCGCGTAATCTGCGGCGATAGTCTCTTTGTTGTTTATGACATATTGCACAAACTCTGGCCCAAAGTGGCCGTAGTTTAATTGTATGTCTTTAAGCTGTGCATCTGCTTCCTGCTGGTCAACAGGAACGCGAGGCATCTCGTCTACTCTAAGCTCTAATAAACGCTGCATCTCGGCTTTAGTGTTGTTTTTGTACATAGACATTTGCGCATATATACTCACGTTACCTGTAGAGAACGCCAGCAACCGCCAAGGCTTACCCCTAACACGTTCGTGGTTACCTCCACCTGCCATACGGTTCTTCTGCACCCCTTCAGACAGTTGGTACGCATACGTTGATGCTTCTTTAGGAGTAAAGTTCGTCAGCTCGTCTGTATTTAACATCAGGTTGTGCATAAGTTCCGCTTGGTTCATTTTCGAGTTAACTGTATCCCCTCCCGTGGCTATCTGCCCACGAGGGTCACCCCATATAGATGACGCTGCATACATGGCAGTTGTTTTGCCACCCCCTGTTTCGCCGTACAGATGTACGCCTAGACTATACAGACCCGAAAGCGGCATGAGTACAGTGCCAAAACCACCACATACGGTGAATTGATGTAGTTCCATGCCATCACGGTTGTACCAATCAAGTAACTCTCTACTACGCGCTTGCGTACCCTTGTGTTTAAACTTCTCTATATACCCCGAAGTTTTTGCAGAGGGTGGATTGTACTCCACGCCCGTTGCGGTGATCAGTTGATCCCCCAACACAAACTCGTCCATCTTCTTGTCGTCCACCCAACCAAATTGCTGATGCGCCTCGCTAGCGGTCGTGGTTTGCTGCAATTCTTGTATCCATGTGGCTGTGTACGTCATCAGTTTGTCTACGTCCTTCCCGAATGTTGCTATGCCCTGCATGGACATGTGTTTACGAAACTCTTCTCTTGAAGTGACACTCGACAATGGGACAACAAAGTCACGTACTCCGTCCCGTGGTAGGTGCAGTGCAAACGCTATAACTTCCCCAAGCTCCACATCATGTAACCTACGCGTGACGTAAAAATCGTGGTGGTATATACATACTTCTTCTGTGTCGCCATCTTCGTTCGTGCTACGCAAATACACGCCACCGTTTTGACCCCTAAAATACGGTCTAGGCAACGTGGGGATTGTTACAGTTTTCGTATCCTCCCCATCTATTTCCTCTATAACATTGTCTTCGGGCGTAGCCTCTTTAACCTCTTTGGTTAACTGTGCAGGTGTTGTTATCTTACCCTTGTTGGGACAACCCTCGCATCCTTCGGGGTTAAAACGCTCTATCGTACTGCAGAACTGTGGACCGCCTGTGTCTTCCATCTTGCGTAATGTGGATTGAGCATCATAGTCTTCATGCTCCGACGACATAACGTGCGCCGCCTCTGCGCTATCCTCACACACGTTAGCTATAGACAGTCCAGCTCTCCATAAGTCGTGCGATACAGTGCTTTGGTTTTTAATTATGTGCTTTATCTGTGCGCAGCCCGTGCCATTCTTGGTCTTCAACAACAAACGCCGGAAGCTACCTTTGTAGTTTTGTTGCATGGCTTCTCTAAACGCGCTTGTCGCAGATGCCTCACGTTTCTGGGGTACTGGTATCGGATCACCCCCCAACAAAACTGAAAACTTATCAAAGTCTACAGTTGTCGGTTCTTCCACCCCATAAAATTCTACAGGTAGGGGTTCAGCATACTTGTAGTTGTGAGTGCTTGGCACACGTAATATGCCAGCGGCATCGGATGTTCGAGACGGGTCAGCCTCAAACCCTTGTTCAGCACACAACCTCTTCAGTCGTTCAGCGACAGGCCACCAGTCTGCTCGGCACACAGGTTCGGACAGTATCCAGTAAACGTGCACACCGCGACCAGAGTTAATAAGTGTGGGAATAGGTAAGCCGTTGTTCTCGCAGAACACACGTAGCTCTTCAATCGCCACCTCTTGAGACGGAAACTCTTTGTTCGGTCCACAGTCTAAGTCCAAGAAAAAAGACTTCATCCATTGCATGTTGGTAGCTACGCGAGACCCAGCCTCAAAGAACGTGCCCATTGCAAAGAAAGCATTCCACCCGTTTGCGTCGAGGTCACGTGCTGCCTGTAGCACCTCATCAGTAGACGAATAAAATTTCTGTTTGATCTGTTCGTTTGGTTTAGTGCCTTTCAAAGCCCACACACAATAGTGACCTTCGTGCGCCAACACCAAATCTAAAAATCTTTTGTTTATCATTGTTACCACTCATACCATAGGAGTAACCACGGCCACCGTAGCAGCCGTGGATTTGTGTCTAGTCGTCGTCAAACATGCTGTCTACGATGTCGTTCAGATCACCCTTAGATGCAGTAGCCGCCGCTTTTTTAGCGGTCTTCTTCACTGGCTCTGCTTCAAACATGCTATCGCTATCCTCTTCTACGGAGGGCTTCATAGCCAAGACGTTGTTTGTTTTTGACTTCGGTGCAAACGGGTTGGGGTCTTCCATGACGAACCCACCGTCCACAGCACCAAATGGGTTGGCGCGTTCCATCGGAGTATACTTGATTACCTGCACAGCGTTGATGCGCAATGACACGCTCTGATTTCCCCCAAAGTCGTAGGGTACCAATTTAACTGCTACGCTAACAGTGCTGCCTGTGGTCAACTTAAAGTCTTCCGGTAGCATGTTACCCTGCGAATCATATTGCGCTGGCTTGTTTGTTACCTGCCCATTATACGCGCCTTTCAATGTGGCTTTGTGCGTAATAGAACCGTTATCGTCTTTGACAAACGGGTTGGCTAGTTTCTCAGCCCACTTGTCTTCACGGTTTGCCGCGTACGTTACGCTCATGGCTTGGAACAAACCTTTTGCAGTGGCGTTGTCCATACGGAATTGTATAGAAAACTCTGCGTTAGCATCCCGTGGACCACAGGGCATACTACGATTGGCCTTCTTATCAAACGCGTACGTCTGATCTAGCCTTGGCCATAGTGCTTCTACGTTTTCAATGATGTAAGTGTCTGCCAATGTCGTTCTCCTTTTTGGCTTATACGTCTGTGTCGGCGTCGAAGTTAAACTCCAACTGTTCTTCTACAGGCTCATTACGAATTTCGGCCTGTTCGGCTTCCATGGCTTTACCTGTTAGGGCTTCGGTCACTGAAGTCTTGTTGAAACGGTATGTATTACCGATCTTAATATACGTGGATTTAGGGATGTGCCCCTGCCGCACCCACGCACGTATAGTAGAAATGGACACTGCGAAATGCTTTGCCAAATCCTCTATTGGTACAAATGGTTCTGCCATTATTTTTTCCTTACTGATATGACGTACTCGGTGTCTACGTTCATACCCTTCGGCAGAACGTCTGGGTTTTCCTCTAAGAATTGTTTGACATTGGTTTGGTTTAACCGCCTGTCTAAGAACTCAGGTACATCATGCTCCTTTATGAAGCTGTACATCTGTTCCCAATCACTGGTCCAATACTTGGTTTTAGTGGACCTGAAAAACAAACCCTCGGAGGTTCTAACGCTCTCGACATTGTGGTTCTCACAGTAGTCTAGCAACGCGTTCTTTAAGATTTCCTGTTGGCGAACCAACGCTCCATCCTCTTCTTTGAACCGTGCGGATATTTCTGCTCTTTTTGCCCGTAGCTTGATATAGGCTTTTGTCAGTTTATCCGCAGGTATGTCGGATTGATCCGTCATTTGCGTTCTCCTCTAGTAACGAGAATTATACTCTAGTGGTATAAAATACCCTAGTCAAGTATTTCTTTGTATAAGTCTATCATTTTTGTGTGTACGTCTATTCTGTTATCTAGCAGTGAGTAAACACGCTTTTCCACAGCAGAGCCTTGCAACTGCACAACGGTGCATCGGTGCTTTTGGCCCGACCTGTGAACCCGTGCGTTAGCTTGGGCATATGTTTCCAAGGAGGAGGTTGGCCCCCACCACACCACCGTGTTCGCTGCAGTTAACGTAACACCATGCGCCGCGGACTGCGGCTGGATGACTAGCACCCTTGGATCGGGGGTATTCTGAAACCGTTTGAATATGTCGGTTCGTCTTGCTACGGGTACATCCCCCCGAATTACTTCAGTAGCAACTCCGTCATTACGCAGCTTGTCGGTCAATATGTCAATAGTGTGTTTGAATGGCACGAACACAAGAACCTTTTGGCTGCTCTCGTCTATCACTTCCTTTAGCACTTTGTATCTGTGCTTGATGTCAAACTCTAACGTGTCACCATCATCGGTATACACAGCGCCAGCAGATATTTGCAGGAGCTTGTTCATAATGACCGCCGCGTTCATAGCGGTCACTTCATCTTCGCCTACAGTCATGGTCATACTCTTCTTGAGCGTGTCATAATATTTTTTCTGTTGGCGTGTAAGCTCGACCACGCGCTTAACGTATGTCATATCGGGCAGGTCAAGACATTCTTCTTTGGTAAAACGTATCGCAGGTTGTAAGATGTTAAACACTGTGTCCGATGCGTGAGGTTTTATCACCCACCTAAACTGCGTTACCTTTGTCATAACCATATCACGGAACGAACCAAAGAACCTTGGCACAGCATTGGGGTTGACCATCTTAGCTAACCCGTAAGCGTCGAGTGGAGACTGCGCAGCGGGTGTACCCGTCATCATCCACAACCATGTGTCTTCGTTGACAATCCGTTTAAGCACCTTCCATCGTTTGGACTGTGCATTCTTGTAGTGTGTGGCTTCGTCTACAATGATAAGGTCAAAGCCCCCGTTTATGATTGCATCAGCGACGATCTCAACCCCGTCATAGTTTATTACCACAAAGTCAGCACCCTGCTCTATGATCTCTCGGCGTTTTTTAGCCGCGCCATAGGCGATGTCCACACTGCGATGCGGGGCGAACGTAAACAAATCCTCACGCCACGCACTGTCCATGATAGACAAGGGGCATATAACTAACACACGTTTGATCTTACCCTGCTTCATTAAGTAATCAGCGGCCCATATAGCAGAGGCGGTCTTACCTGTACCTTGCTCGTTAAAGCAGAAGGATTTCTGGTTCATCGTAAAAAACGCAGCGGTCTTCTTCTGGTGGTCGAACGGCGCATACTTACCCGTCCACTCGTACCTGCCGTTGATCGGGGAGGGCACATCAATGTTCAGCTTGCGTAAGCTGAGTGCCTCGTCGATGCCCCACTTCACCAACACCTCGTGGTCTTCCACAGCTTTGCTTTTTGGGATCACTTCAGTGACACGCCTTGGGTTGCGTAACTTCAACAGCAACGCCTTACCGTCTATAATCTGCATCGTGTTCTCCTATTTAGGGATTTCCCTAAATCACTTTTTCTTTTTGTAGTTTCTCGCGCGGTTCTTGCTACGGCTCTCCACAGTCACACCGTCTTTGTTTGTACCACCCTTAGACAAGGCTTTCTTATGGCTAACGTCTTTGCCTTCGCGCTTGTCAGCCTTACCGTTCTTGTTAGCATCTTTACTGGTGCGATCCATCTTGCGGCGGGCACGCTGGCGTTCCATACGTGCTTCAAACGTCTTGCTACCTACAGGCGCGTTCTTTTGCTTGGGACGATCTTTGGGATTTTTGTATGGCATCAGTTTGCTCCGTTGTGAACACATTCAATGATAGGACAGTAGCGTCTGCATAACCCGTTAGGCCGTGCGTTCCACATGTCTTCCTCTGCTGCGGTCTCCATCTGCCCATACTTGCCGAGCCATTTCTCCCACAGCTTACTCTTATCATACTCCATGTATGTGTCTTTCACCAAGTCATTACACACCACAAACAGCAGGGCGGCGCGAACTTTCTTGATCTGCGGGTAACGTGCCATGAGTGCCAGAGCCATCAACTCTAGCTGTCCCTTGTCTGCATACTTAGAAGACTTGCCTGTCTTGTAGTCCACAACTGTTGCCACCTCATCATCCAGTATCACTAGATCAGCGATACCACGGAACCAAACGTCAGAGGCGTAGAAGTCACAAGCCTCTAGGTTCTCTGTGATACCCATCTTTATCTCGCATAGCTTGTCACCCTTTCTACCCTTCAAAGATGTTAGGGCTTTGGCCGCAAAGCTAAACTTTGCAGGCACTGGTGTATCCTTGGAGATGAAATCTTCTGCCATCTTATGGAACTCGTTGCCGTACAAGATAGCTTCGGTCTGCACAAACGGCACCTCCTTCAAGACGTGTTTGTGGTAGAACTGTTTAGGGCACTGCTCAAAATCTTTGATCTTGCTGAAAGACCACGGCCATACTTTTGTCACTCACATTCTCCATATGATTTGCCTGTGCCACTCTCACAGGTGATCGGTAGTCCATCAGCCCAGTCAGGCGTCTGGCTCATACATTCTTCGACGTATGCCCGTGCTTCATCTAGCTCTTCGTCTCGTACACAAGCTACAACCGAGTCATGTACTGTTAGCACAACTTTGTATCTCTTGGCAATAAGTAACATTTGGTGGCCTATGATGCACCTTGCAACCGCTTGGCACACGTTCTCCACAACCTTCCCACCGTATATACGGTTCGGACCTTTTCGGGTCTTATAGGTATACTCTGGACCTCGTTCACCCTGCTCCGCTGCCAACCCATGATAGAACATAGGTAGCCCAGAAGGTAAGACTATCGAGCTGGTAGGTGCGTCTACTTGCAAGACGCCTTCTTTGCCAAACTGCAAACTGTCGCCGCGCTGCATATACTGCACCATGTTGTTGGCATCTCGCCACAACTGACTGATCGCTCCGTTGGCATCACGGTACACCTGTATGATACGCCGCGCTTCATCTAATTCTATGTAGACGCCCATACCTTGCAACTGCGCTTGGAACTTCGGCGCACCCATACCGTACCCCGCGCCAAGAATGGTAGTCTTACCCACGAACCTTTGGTCCTTGCTTACCCCATCTACTGGCACGTTATAGATACTGGACGCCATGTACTTGTATACGTCTTCACCGTCTGCGAACTGTTTGGTCAGGTCATGCTGCCCCGCAAGCCACGCTAACACACGCGCTTCAATCTGCGAACTGTCACAGTCGATCAGCGAATGTCCTTCGGGCGCTATGATGCTGCCCTTTAACTTCTTACCGTTAGGCCCACGGCTAGGTAGGTTTTGCAGGTTAATCTTGTCATCCCCACCCCACCTACCTGTATGCGCAGCGTAGTATCTTACAGGGACGGGCAGACGCCCCCGGTCAGCGATGTCTATGAACCGCTGTGTTCGTGTCTCTTCCAACGTGGATTTCGTGCCGAGCCGTGCAGCTACCAACGACTGCACACGATCATCCTCATGTTCTAACAGTAGCTTGAACGCCTCGTCACTCTTAGCAAACGCGAACGTCTCTTTCTCTGTGGTGGGGCTGATCTTCATTGGAGGCTTGACGCCGAAACCTTTTAACAGCTCTGCGAACTTCGGGTTGGACATCAGGTCTTTCTTGTCCGTCACCCCCGCAGCTTCTAGCAGCTTTGTCTTACGATCCTTCACATCCTCTAGGTGTGACTGCAACATAGCGTGGTCCAGCTTCAACATCGGCTCAGTAAACATCCGCAAGGTGGCGTCAATCAAACGTAACTCTTGGCGGGGAAACTGTTTGGCCATTATGCTAAACAACTTATAGGTAAGGTCTACGTCATTGACACAGTAGTCACCATACCGCTCTAGGTCTTCGGGTGCAAAATCTCCACGCCGCTTTCCGAGTGCGTTGAGTACCTCGTGCCCTTTAGCACCGACACCGTACCTCTCAGATACCGCAGCGAGACTTGCCCTAGCTTCAGTCCCATGTAAGGCACGGGCAATACACAGAGTATCGGTATACATCCGAGGACGAATATCAAAACGCCAGCTAAGAATGGCACCATCAAACATAGTGTTATGGCAAAGTAACATAGCGTTTTCCCAAGGGAAGGTCTTGAGGTATTTTTCAATCTGTTCGTGCGTACCACTGGCCCACTCCGTTTCTCCGTTGTTCAGTTTCACACCCACGCCGATCACCTCAAAACGAGGATCACGGACGTAGGCTTCTGTTGTTATCTTACGCAGAGAATAGTCCCTGTCGTAATACGTTTCAAAGTCTAGGGTTATAAGGTCCATCAGCCCTTGCTCACTATCTCACCACCACATGCCATGTAACCACATGCGTCCACCCAGTTGTCGGGGTGCTTCGGGTTCGACTTGATACGTGCGACCTTCAACAGGTTCATCATCACAGCTACATCAGTAGCATCGACCTTCACACCTAGATGTACAGACCAGTACGCACCGATAGTGTTGAAGTTATCCTCCATGTTGCCATGGTCAGCCGCACGATCCTTGGTCACATACTCCTTGGCTGTGTCTAACACTTGACCACGCGTCACCTTTTTCGCTTCCTTCTCGAACACTTCTTTCGGTGTGCCGACCTTAGCCATCAGCGCGTGAACATAGTTGTACGACGATTTAGTAGCCTTAGCGATTTCGCTTGTTGTGGCCTGTGGGTTCCTGATCTTATACGACCAGATTTTATCCGCTTTAGTCTTCTTAGCCATGTCGTTCTCCTAAACGATTATTGGGGTTTCTTCAGTTTCTTTTTGCGCCGCTGCGCAATGTATTCAAAGAGTTTTGGACTTAACTTTCTCTGCACGAGGTTTACATAGCCTTCGTTACTGGCTTGCATCGCGGGGGTGCGGTGCACACCTCCGGCATATTCTCCTACATGATACACAATACTGTCCCCGTATTGCGTGTTCCGCAACGTGTCTTCAAACACTGTATTGCCGCGCTCGGCAGCGATGTTTATTACTCTGCTCATATCTTCTTACCTGCCTTCCTTAGACTACGAACGAACACGTCAAGGTGTTCCCGCGCCACCCACAAATCTTGTTTCGCATTGGGGTGTGCATCCGCACGGTGCGCATCATCCTGCGCTCTATCTACCTGCCTACGCAACCATTTCAGTTCGTTTTCTTGGAACGGGTTTAGTTTATAATCATCCATGTCTGCCTCCATTGTTAAAGTGGTGCCCTGCGCTGGAACGCAGGGGCTAACCTTATCGTGGTTTCTCCGGTACGGTCATAGGGGTGAAAGACGACCGTGCTTATGAGCACATGGAGTTCCCCTACCCGTACTGCTGTGGTTTTCGCGGGACAATGTCGTTACCGCAACCCACTCACAGCTAGGGTTTACCATCAATAACAGTGGCCCAACCCATAAGGTCTTTTGCCACGTTATCCATATTCTCTTCATTGACCACCATATCCAAACCACCTGCATCGCGTATCTCTCTCAGGTTCTTTTCCTGCAGAGGAGTGGGTTTGTTTTTGCCAGCCTTACATTCAATCCCAAAGAATAGACCGCGGTAACACCCTATGATGTCAGGTACACCGCTTTTGCCATACCCACCCGTAACTGGGTAGAAATAGTATGCGTGTAGCTCTTTAAGCTGCGCCACAACTTTCTTTTTAACTTTTGCTTCGGGCGTCATTGTCGTTCTCCATTGATACCAGTACCCCCAAGCGAGGAGCCGTGACCCCTCGCCATTTAGGGATTTCCCTAATTGTAGACCCAGAACAAGTACGGGCCTATCCGCGATCCCACACCAGCCACATCATTCGGCGGGGGTGGAACCTCCAACATAGACAGCACCGCAAGGCGATCCTGCATCCAAGTCGGTAACTCGTCTACAGAATTGTAGTTATCCTTTACGGTTGTGTCAACACTTTCCATGCCAATACTTGTGATAGTGACCTGTTTAGTATCGTATGCTATGTTCACGCGGTAAGTAATACTTTTGGTTGCGTCCATGTTATAACACCTTACTTGTAGAGGTAAAACGTGTGGTCATTGATCCTGCACCCAACCCCTTCAACGAAGTGCCCATCCTCACACATACTCATAGCCGCGCACCCATGCTGAATTTCCTCGGGCACTTCTTCTGCGTGGAACGTACACACGTTATCGTATTCTATCTGCCACGCTGATATGTCTTTTATCGTCACACGCCCAACGACCTGCTTACCCCACTGTTCGTGAACATGTATGAAGTCCATAGGCACGACCTCCTCGAAGTGTTTGAACCCATCCGCTGCCGCAAACATTGCACGAACGTCCGCGTCCAACGTCTTGTCAATGAAGCTGTGCCCTGCCTGTAGCATACTGCGAAGCTCTGACATCAGGCGGTTTGCGGCTTTCTCATCGTCACCCCAAGTACGTACGTTGATACCCACAGCTTTCTTGGTTTCAGAATACTTGTCCTTGACCCTTACTCTTACGTTGCCAACTTCTTGTTTGACTTGTCGAGCAAACACGCCAGCGCACTCTGGTAGGCTGTAAGGTACGAGGTATCTCTTGGCATGTTTCACGGCGGTATCCATCTTCAACGCCATACGCATATTGTGTTGATCCCCGTGATCGCCATACTTCATGTTTTCTATACCCCGCGCACAGACAACGTACTTGTCGTCACCATGCACACTGGTTGCGAAGTCGCCATACCCTATGTACCCGATGGCCATAAGTTCTTTGTCGCGGTAGACCCATGCGGTGTTACGGTCACGCGGTACGGTTTTCACGCGCATCGCACGTTCCACGGTTCGGACAAACTCAAGCAGCCGAGGGTTCTTTTGCTGCGCTTCATCTAACACCGCCGTGTTAGTTTCGTAAAATTCTTTAGCCTGTGCTACGGTTTTATGATCTAGTCCCATTATATCATCCTCTCACTTGTTTTGTAAAACCACAGACTTTGTTGATCTTACGGTTGAACTGTGCTTTGACAGCTTTCACATGTCCCTCGTCACTGTCAAACGTGTGACGCAGATGGTAGTCAGTCTCACCCATGATCCCGTACATCAGGTGCAGACGTAAGTCGTGGTCAGGGGCATTTATTATCTTACGTGTAACCTCTGGATGACCATCAAAACTACCGAGTGTACTCCATCCATAACCACCTAATACGCTACGTATTTCCTCACGGATACGCTTGCTATACTCGTAGTCCTTGGTAGGTAACAAAGGATACATGGTGAACGCCCACTCGCGGAACTCAGCAATAGCATCCTTCATCTTGGCTTTGGCTTTCTTGTCCACGCGTACCTTGGGCGCAACAGGCAACCTCTTACCACCGTCTACAAAAGATATTTTGTCGTCATCAACACGAAACGTCAGCGCCGCACCATCATCACGGGATGTTAGATTTTTAGTCCACTGATTTCTATGCGCATCGTCAGGCAATGCCCACGCAGCTAACGTCTTACTCTTAGCAAGATAATACTCCTTGTACGTGGTGCCGTAACCCAACGATATAAAGTGTTTACCGTTACGAATGATGAACCGCATACCGTTTGGCAAGTGTCTGTCTAAGAAACTATACCGACCATTGTGTGCGCCTTGACCTGTACCGTTACGCACCTTGATTGTCGTCGTACCATCTCTGTGCTTACGCCACACGATTGGTGCAAGGTTAACCATGTCTGCTTCGGTTGTTTTATCTGTGTTACCACCGTAACCCCAACTCTTAAACACATCATCACCAGTGTGATACCCGTCTGTCAGCGCGTAGCAGTTGTTGTTGATCTTTTTGATCCGCTCCCACTTACGCGCACGGTCACCAAGAGGACGCACGTTAGCATCACTGAGTTTACCACGTAACGGTTTAATAGCATCGTATGTTGCCGCTACTCTATCAAAGGACGTTAGGTGTTTGTTTTGCCGATATAAGGCCATTGTCTTTCTCCAGTTTGTTTAGGGATTTCCCTAAATGATTGTTGCCAACACTGTTGGCGGGGTTTATAAACTTTGTGTGGGTGGCTTTCATCGCAACTATTTATTGGTTTCGACGCTACCAAATGTGCCAACATTCACGGTCACCCACACGACCACCTCAAAATATGATACCTACAAAGGTCATCAGACCTGCACCACATATGAAGCCTACGACAGCGCCAACAGCGCCAGCGATCTCAATCTTCTTATCAATCTCCTCATCAGTCAAAAGTCTGGTTCTCCATGTTCATCAAGGTTTGGTTTCTTGAATGTGTAGTCACGCTTTATTTTTTCTGCTTCGTGACCCACAGCGGTGTTATGGTTACCTGTAGTATAAACACCTAGTCGGTCTAACTCTGCTGATAACGTGTCAGGTAGATGGTCTAACATATCAGCTCCCAAGATCGTATCTGTTGATGTAGCTAGTAATAGCTTGGTAACTCCTACCCATAGCCTTGGCGATGTCAGTGCGAGACATACCATCTTGCAGGTATGCCTCTATCTTCTTAGCCCTTTGCGGTAGTTCTTTCGTCCGCGGTGCGCCACTACGCTTCGGGGCATGGCCCCACGTCTGACGCGCCACAGAGTTCTCGGCTCTTGCCAACAGTTTCATTTGTTTAACCGTATCATTCATCTTAATTTTTACCCTCTGCGAACTTTACGATGGTTGCTAGTTTGGCTTTCAACTCTCTGTTTTCTGCGCAAGACTCTTCGTAAAGTTTTTCAAACCATGCTTCGCGGCCTCGCGCTCTTTTTAGCCGATCCGCAAGATCATTTATGTTTTGCTTCTGGAAAGTGTCAGAGTAATCAAACCTGTGAATACCTCCAACGGCGGTATACTCCACAACCAGATCAACGCGGCACAGGCGCAAATCTTTGATAGCCTCTCTTCGACACTGCGATTTACTACCTGCTAAATATTCCTCACCAAGGTCATTACGGTACGCCCAAATCCTATTTGCCTTGTCGCTACCGCTTGCCTCATGCCGTAATATTTTACCACATGTGACGTTTTTATCTTCTAAATACTCAAGCATCCTCGTCCTCCCAATCACGTTCGATCTCACCAAGACCCTCGCAGTTCTCGCACTCGACCCACACCTCGAACGGTTCTTGAATACCGCACACCCATTTAAATTCCTCACTCGGCACCTGTCCATGCCGATCTGTGTCCTTACATTCGGGACACGCGATGAACGGGTTTTCCTGCGCGTCCATATACAATGCTTTTACTTTGCCCATTACAAATCCTCCGATTTTACATGTACCACCACGCCGTTGTCTGGCTTGGCGTTCTTGTTATCCAGTATCACCCACAACACAGGATGATCCCAATCACCCCAACCGCTGTACAGGTAACCATCTGTAAACACGATAGATGCTTGTGGTTTGATGTTATGTTCACGCAAGTACGCGGGTACACAACGTACATCCGTGCCGCCACCACCTACGGGTTTTGTCTTGGTTGCCACATCATTCAGTTCGTCGTTGACATACTTCTCATACCCACGCACCTCGGTGTCCCAATAGCTTACGTGTAACTCGTCAGGTGTTACCGCGTCACAGATACCGACCAACTCACTAATCATCACCTGTTGCTCACGCTTGCCGATTGAACCAGACATGTCGTTGTGCTCTGCGATACATTTGACTTTCTCCGATATGCCGGAGGGCATGTAGATACCC